CCACGCGGTATCTGTATCAAATCCATTATTCGTCAGCAGCTCGCTGCCCAGCGCCGGCACGTTGTACGCGTTGCCCCCGCTCACGGCCCACGTTGCGCCTGCCCAGGGATTGCGTCGTTGGCGGCGCCCAACGCCGCCGAGCAATAGCGGCCCATCGCCAAGAAGTCTATCGATCATCGTAGCACCGTCAGCCAGCAAGTCTTTTCACCAGACACATCGGCATTAAACCAGTATTGATTCAGGTTGCCAGGTAGAACAACGCCCTCGCCGGGGTTGAGCGGAAAGCCGTTGGCGCTGCTCACTGTGTTGCTGCCGTTGTTGCCGACCCAGACCGTATCTGTGTTGTCAGGATGCGCCTTGACAGCCACCCCGGCAACGAATGGTACATCGGGACCTTGCACGGCGGTTCCTGCGGTTGCTACCGTGATTTGTCCACTGTAGATGTTCATAGTAGAAGTTTCTCCCGAATCTGGGCGAGGCCCTTTTCGTTGACACCAGAGACGGCCAGTAAATCATCGTCGGGGGCATTGCGCACGGCCTCTACCGTGGCAAAGCCAGCCTTGGCCAGAGCAGACGCCAAGCGGCTATTGCCAAGCACTTCGGCCAGCGTTGGCGCGACCTGCTTTTCTTCCTGTGGGGGCAGCAGTTCAGCCAGTGCCGCCGACAATTTGATTAGCTCCGTTGCCAGCACGCGCACGGCTGCGACAGCATCAAACTCGCCGCCATTTGCAATTTTGTCGAGCATAACACCTTCCTTCGTCGCTCCGGCGTCATCGGCATTGCGACCGAGTGACGCCGGTAAACATCGTCATTGTTGCCGCTTCCGGAGAAGTTTAGCCCTCCAGGAAATAGAAGACGATTTGGCAATTAGCCGCAGCCGTGCCGCTAGCGCCGTCAAAGTCTAGATCCCAAGCGACAATGTCGCTTTTGGCAAAGCGGTAGGGCTGGTTGGCGGTCGCCAAGGCGCCGTTGTGGTTGGCCGAGGTAAAGAGTGTTGGCGTACCACTATCCCCACAGTCAACGCCATCCAAGATGCCGTCCCGATCCGCCGATGTGCCAACGTCGAGTAAGGCATTGGTTGCCGCACTGTTGGAGATCGAGACTGCTTCCAGGGTTGCCCCAACAGGCAATTTGAACTCACCGCGGGCGTTAGCCGCCAGGGTGCCGTGAAGATGCACTGTCACGGCAAAGCGCATTCCTTGCATTGTCGTATCCTTTCTCAGGAGGTGATCGGCAACCCGATCACCTCGTCATTCGCTCAACTCAAAATTAGACGTTGGATTTGCCGATACCGATGTAGGTAGACACGCCGTAAGCGAACCAATCACGCACCTTAACCGGCAAAGTATCCGAGGTAAACATTAGCCCGCTCGTCTCACTGGTCACGGTGAAGATTTCCGGCATCGGATGGGAGCCGCCACCCTGCGACGCGGCGTAAGCCATGCAGATCGGCGCGTGCAGTTTCGGATCGGTCACCGCTGCCCAATCGTTGGTGTCTGTCCACTCTGGCACAGGGATCGGGACGGGCCGCGGGTCGCCCATGCGGGTCTCGCCGTAGATATTCCCCTCTTGAGCCGTACCCGCGCTCGTTGGGCGGCCAACCATGTCAGCGCCAGCGCCCCAACCGAAGGTGGTCAAAGCGAGGTCAAATAGCTCGATGGGCACCAGGCAGTATTTCGGCCACATGCCCAGCGGGTTCGACGTGCCGGGAACGCTTTGTTCCCAAATCTTTTGGCGCATGGATGCCCAGGCAGCGGCAGAGAAGGCGGTTGTCATGAGGTTGCCGTGATTCGCATGGAAAAGCACCGTGCTATCATCAGCCAGGGTGGGGCCGGTGCCGGTGGCCTGCGTAAAGAGACCGGCAATCGCCGCCGAACGGGTACGCACTGCCGCCAGCGTGAGGGCTTTCGGGATGGCGCGCATCCGTACAATGTCGCTCTTGCGAATCATTTCCAGGGTGACGCCAACGTAGCGCCCGCGCTTGGAAAAGCTCATGCTCTCCTTGCTGTCGCCGGGAGTCGCTTCGGTGTAGGCGGCGCCTTCGCTCACGGTGGGAAGATTGCCCAGGCCATCCACGTAGATCATTTGAATGTCGTGTGTGCTGCCATCGTGTGGAACCACGTCAACGACCTGCTCGAACCAGCGGTAGGTCATCATGTTGTCATAATGCGCGCTGATTGTCTTGTTCAGCGCATTAACAGCCATGCCAGCCATTGCGGTGGTCGTCGCTTCGGCAAACTGCGCTTCTTCGGGGTTGAAGACGCCCCAAAAGTTGGAATCGCCGGTCATGGCGACATACAGGCCGGCCAGATTCCGCATGGATGGCTTGGGCATCGCCACGTTGGCCCCAAACATCCAATCCCAAGCGTTTTGGTAGTAATCGCGCTGAACGATCATATCCCGCTCGGTGATGATCGGCGCCATGCCTTTGACCGCGCTTTGGGTGAAGGCGGAAAGATAAGTGCGTTCGTCCTCAATGGCATCGGCCAGGGCGTCAGGCGTGGCGAAAGTCTGCTTTTTCAGCTTGTCCTGCGCCGCTTTGGGCAAGCCGGAGGCCATCAACATGGCGTCGCGTGCCGAATTCTGTAGCGCCACTGCCCAGGGATTCGGTGCAGCAGCGTCAGGGGTGCCGGTGTGACCAGGTTGGCCAGCATCGGCGGGTGTGGTGGTGGTGGTTTCTTGCTCCACGAGATTAGATCCTTTCTGAATATCGACACCACGAGCGTTAAAGTATTTTTGCGCAACTTCCCAGGCTTTCGCCTGATCGACGCCGTGTCGCGCTAGCATGGCGTCTAACTCTATGAAAGCGGCCTCCGCGGTCTGATTGCTACCCCATAGCGACGAAGAAAACAGCCCGTCGCGGTTAGCCGCTGGTTCATCAACAACATCACAGGCGGAAAGCTCCTCAAAGCGCAGATAGGGCCGTTTCTGCGTACTCTTGAGCGGCTTCTGTTCGACCTCTGCGCCGGTATCAGGATCAAGCCAAACGTGCTTGTGCCTGCGCACGACTACGGACATTCCAAAGGCGGTGGCGTCTTCTTCGGCTAAGTCCATGACATATTCGGCCAGATCGCCATCGGGTGAATTTGAGGCACTTCCGGCCAGGTGCAGATCGCCCAACGCCTTTGTGCCGTCTTCGGAGAGGCGTAGTTCCTTGATCCGCCCCAGGAACTTGCCCATACCATCAGCGGATAAGCCGGGATGGGTGAAGCGCGCCTTGACACCTGCTTTCTTGCTATTGCCCTTCTCGACAATGGCGGCGATGGTCTTGGCGTCGAAGTCAACGCCGTGGCCCAGAGCCTCGCCAGCCTGCGCTAGAGATACCCCGCGAATGATCCGCGCTTCCCTGTCCACCGTCGCCGCCCCCTTGGTGGGCAGGGTCTTGAACCGTTCCATTTTCTTTTACTCCCTTCAAGAGTTCGTCAAACTCGGCATCACTCACATCTTCGCCGACGTAACGAGTGTAGAGCCGCACCGCATACCGCCGCAATGCCTCGCTGTCGCCCACCATTTGGCCCAGGCCCTGTAGCGATTGCACCAGATCCACCGCTGCCCCGGCCAATTTTTCATTGTCAACGCTGCTAATATCCGGTGCATGTACGGTAATATCCTGCACAGTCGCCAGCCGATAGCGACGGTTGCCGACCTCTAGCCAACGGTTGTAGGCGGTGACGGTCAGCAGTGCCAGCATGTGACCGAAGTAGCGTTGGCGACGCAGCAGGAAGCGGCGCCGTAGCTCATCGGTGTCCTTGCCGGCTTTCATGCCTTCGCCCTCTGCTTCGCCCAGATCGCCAAGGGTTGTGCCAGGGCCGCCAGCCGTGATCATCCATCTGACTGCCTTGCCGTCCTCTTTGGCGTCGCGTGCGTTCAGGTTCGGCGTGACCGCTTCCCACTTCTCCGCGCCCTCCTCGGCTATGATGACGCTGCCCGGCTGTGGCGGTCGTGCGTAGCGTTGGCGCAGATCGCTCATGAGCCGCTGGGGAGCGTAGACAATCCAGACGAAAGCGCGAACCGCAGCATTGAGACGCACCCGATCTTCAAGCCAACCGGTGTATCGGCGTAGCCAAGTGAGGATCGGGGCAAGGTCACTTTCGCCACGGATAGCGCCAATCGGGCGGTTGACGGCAAAGTGCAGCATCCAGGGTCTTAACTCGCCGCCGGCGTCAACGTCATGGGCGCCGGGGTTTGCCGGCGAGATCCACCACTTTTCAGGTTCGCCGGGGCCGGTGGTTTCCCGATAGGCCAACTCGGTCTCATAGTCGCCGTTCCGCCACTGGATTTGCTCGATCTGGCTGGCTGGCACGGTTCGCACTTCGCTCATACCATCAGGCCCAGTGAACAGCACCGGGAACAGTTCGCCGGCGCGTGCGAGTTCGTCGCTCCATTCGTCCAGCCGTAGATCCATGAGGTTGGACGGGTGATACCAGAAGGCGCGGATGAATTTCTCAAGCGGTCCGTATTCGCTGGATAAGGCGATGCCAGGGCCAACCACGTAGGATGTAGTCAGGCCGATCAAGCGCTTGGCGAGCGGGTTGGTGCGCCAGGCCTCGCGCGCGTCGGTTTGATCGGCCAGTAACTCGTGCCAATCCTTGTCTAGCGTCGTGCCGGCTGGGGCAAAGGGCGCGCTCACCCCGTCATTTTCTTTGCCAACCTGCACCAGCTTGACTTTAGCAAAGGCAGCGAGACCGACGATCAGCCGTTGATACCAGTTCATTGCGCCAGTTGTAGCAGCCATACAATGGTTCTCCCTAGCGATTCCCCGTCAGTGCCAGCCGCCAGCAGAGCAAAAAAGCCCACGGTCAGCAGTGCTAAGATGATGATTGCCCCGGTTTGACCCAGGCGGCCAACAAGCATGTCCATAAAGCGCCCAAGCATATCGGTAAGCCCTCCCTCTTTAGAATGTTCCACGGTCATACTCTTCCAGCGGATCGGGTGCCGCTACCTCTGTTGATTGTTCCCCGGCAACGTAGTTCCACCGAAGACCCGCCAGCGCGAGACAGAAGGCGTCGGCATAGTCGTCATGTAATCCCGTTGGCGCCCGAAGGGTAGACGCTTCGATGCTTGCCAGTTGCAAGCGGGTGTCTTGGTCAGGTATCGACGTGGCTTTCTGCTGGATTACTTCCGCTGCCAGGTCATAAAGCAACTTTTTGCCCTTGACATTGCTCGACCAGCCCGGTTTATCATCGTAGCCCAGGAGAATGGCCGTTTGACCATTGTCGCGCAGCTTCTGAATGGTTGCGTGACCGTGGTTATTGCGCTCTGGCATACATGGCGCATGATTGTAGTAAGCACCAAGCTGATCGATATATCCTGCAAATGCGGAAGGCTCCAATTTGCCGACCAGCACCGCCACTTGTCCCCAGGTTTCAGCATCCACGACAACCGCAACAGAATCATCGCTGTTCGGGTTTCCTTCGGCAGAATCCGCGCCGATGCAATAGCGGCGACCCCCAGCGGACGGATGAAACACGAGCAAACCAGGAAGTGCCGGCCCCGCTCCGCCGACAGGCTGAATGTCCCATGCAACGGCTTCGAGCCAGGCGAAGGGGAACCGTTTGTCTTTTTGCAGTGGGGCCAGAGCTTGCTCGACGGTAGCCGGGTACTCTTGGAAAAGATCGTCGTCGCCGTTGCCCATAGACCGAGCGTCAGCAGCAACGCGATTGTACCAAGCTTGGTCACGGTCTGGACGCGCCGACCACGGAAGGAAAATAGCGGCATATTCATTCAGTCCCTTCTCTGCACTCCTGAAGATTTCCTTGAATGTGCTAACCGGCTGCTTTTTGTCCACGGTTGAGATCAGCACGATTTGGCCCCCAGCGTCCACAGTCGGCTTGACCGCGTTGAGGAAATCGCTCAGGTTCGGTATGAAATCGGCCTCGTCTACCAGCACCATTGTTGCCGTGTAACTGCGACCGCCAGTGGTTGGAAAAGCTAGGGCGCGACTCCCGTTTGATAACACCCACTCATGCGCACTACTCAGTTCTACATAGCGGCAGCGCGACCAGTGGGGTAAATGGTTGTAAATGCCTTTTAGCCGCTTCAGTAGCTCCATTGCTTCATTGTCGCGCAGCGAAAACAGTAAGATCGTGGCCGATGGCCGGCAGAGCATCAACCAAAGCGCGTAGCCCAGCACGAGCCAGGTTAGGCCGAGTTGACGCGCTTTTAGTACGATCAGTTGTCGAGACGTTGCCAGCTTGGCCAAGACACCCAACTGCGCAGGCCAGAGCAGAAAGCGCACCCAGCCGCCGTTACTGGCATTCTCGATACTGACATGGTGATGCAGCCAGTACGCAACCGACCGGGAACTTTTTAGCCATTCGGCGCGCTCTGGTTGCTCTGTATTTCTGCGTGCCACTGCTCGACCGCCTTTTCTGCCTCTGCTGCTTCATCCGCCGTGAACTCAAAGCCGAGTTGTGGACTGTTGTCAGCTTTGGCCCTGTAGTCGCCCATAAGTTCTAAGGCCAGCTTGCGATCCTGGTGACCTTTTTCGGCATCCAGCGCCCCGGCAACCAGGGCATCATAAATGTCTCTGCGGTAGGCCAGTAGGGGAGACGCTTGGATCTTCTTGACTTCGGCGTCGATCTCCGGTTGAGCCTCGCGCCACTTGGTGAACATCCGATCTGATTTCAAGCCAATGGCTTGCGCCAAGTCGTTCTGTGTCTTGGGCTTGCGCAGGCGACGCGGTGACGACATCCAAGCGATGTAGGCAGCTATGCGCCAGTTGAACCGCTGGCAAAGCTCTTCATACTCTCCATGCCAATCGTAGTGCTTCAAGGCAGATCGGGCGGACTCTGAACTATCTGAATCCTCTGGGACGTTGTCACTATGCGAATCTTCCGGCAATTCGGGTTGCGACGGCTTGTAGTTGCCTTGTTGGCCTGCATTACGCAAGCGTTTTAGTCGTTTGCTCATAAACTGACTGCATAGAACGGTCTGCGTTAAACGAAAGATGGGCGAGCAATGGTTTTATACCAAAAGAAAATTTTCGTTGCTCTGTGGCTTACCTATTGCGTCATCCGCTGGAAACGGATGTAGAAAGAGTGATGCCCTTCGTAATTCCACTTCTCGCCGGTTGAACCGACTTCCGCGGGGTGCATGGTGTGTAGGTTTTGGGCCACGTCAGAGGGTAGGCCATCGCCATCGACCCAGACAGACAAGCGTGCGCCCCAGTAAAGATCGAGATTGCCGTGGCCAAGTTCGAGCGGACCATCTACTTTGTCCAGTGCAGCCGGTGGGGCAATTTCCCAAGGTTGGCGACCGGCCCACGTCCACATGATGCGCAAGCGAGAATCGCGCACCCGCCAGCCGTTGGCGTCAAAGACCTGAACGAAGACCGAGCGCTTGCCTTTGTTCTCGTCTGGGGATAGATGCCGGGCAACGGTGATCGCCCAATAGGGCCGTTCCGTGCCAACCTGCTGCACCGTCACCCCGTAGGCCGATGCTTGATTAAGGAGCGGAGGCCGCGCCAGTGTGGCCGGAGTCGGCCCGACTTCGCCGCCGCCGCTGTCATCGTCAGGGAGATTGCGCACCAATGTGCGTAGGTTATCAATCGCCGCCAGTAGTGCCGCTTTGGTTGTTGCCATCGGGAATCACCTCGTAATGCTCTGGATCGCACCGGATGTAATAGCCCTCGTTGTCGTGACCGAGGGTGCAGAAGAACTCTTTGCGCAGTTGCAGCCATTTCGCCATCGCGCCAGGCGAAGGCAAAGCCGACAACCAGCGCTCTTTGGGCAATGGCGGCAGCTTGGATGCAATCAGAAGCGGCTTAAGCTTCTCTGTAGAAAACGTGGTTTCCGATTCTGGTTTTGTACTCAAGCTTTACCCGCCAATCTGGATTAACATCGTGCCGGCAGAAGTGCGTAGCGCCGTTGGTTTTATCGACCAACTGGTTCAGCGTCGCCAGAACGGCCAGCGTGAGAAAATGATCGGGGATCCAAGGCTTTGTTGTGCCAAGTCGCTTGACGCCCTCAAACTGATAGGGTTTCAAGATAACCTCACGGATCGTGCCACCCCACCACCGAGGCGAGGCAACGCGGTTCTTGATTACCGAGGCAACCGCGCATTGCCCGGCGATCCCCTCCCCTTCCGCTTCCGCCCAAATGATGTAGGCCAGCAGATCTAGAGATTCGGCTGATTCGTACCAGTTCCCGCCCATATAAAGTAACTCCCTTAGCGGATTAGTTGAGGCGCGCACCATGCAAATACCCGCGCTTCTCGTCAGCCGTCAGCTTGGCCTGAATGATAAATTTCAGGTCAAGAACGCCATTTTCACGCGCCAGCAACACGCAATCGGCCACAAGGCAATTCAGCGACATAGCGATCATGGTGGCGTCGTTCTTACGTAGGCCGCGGGTCAGCGTCCCCAACATTTCGGAAAGGTTGGCGGTTTGGCTGGTTGGCACATCGAACGTGCTTTCATGAAGATCGACCTGCAACAGCCAAGCCACTTGGGCGACCACGATCACCACATCGGCCAGCTCACTGACATTACCCCCGCTCTCGCTCCACTCGCCGATCTCTTCGGCCAGGCGCGCCAGTTGGGCCATAAGGCGCACGTTGTGGAAATGTATCGACGGCACAGCGCTATGAAAGCCGCGCTTGTGGACTGACTCAACCGCTTGATTAAAGATGCTCATCCAATCCCCCTCATCCAGTAGATGATCAGCCAAGACTCTAATAGGGAAAGCACAATCAAGCCGACGACGATTCGTTCCAGCAACCAGACCCGCGACGCCAAGAGAGTGATGTCCTTGTTCAGCATGATCTCGATCTTCGTGACCTGCCGAGACAGTTCGTCAATCTTGGCGGAAAGGTCTTGCTTGTTGTCCATCGTGCGTCGTTCCCCTACGTAGAGATATGTTTGATTCGCGCCCCGTTTGGCGTATTCGTATGCGTCGCTAGGGTTGCCGGTTGTTGACAGCGCACGAGCAAAGCGGGCGGCGACCCGTCCAGCGTCCCGATCCCCAACATCGGCAATGGTGCAGATGACGCCGGCGCCCCATCGGTTGCTAATCCCCTGCGCAATTTCAAGGCTGCTACAGGTGTTCAGCACAATAAGCGCAAAGTCCTTGGCGTAGTCGATTAGCTCATCTGTGCGCCATAGTTGATCGCCTGATAGTCGCACCCCGTCCGGCCCACCATGCGCAGCAATCCAAAGAATGTCATACTCACCGGAGTCATCAAGGATTTCTTGCAGTGTGACCGTGCCGAGGATCGGGGTTACATCTAGCCCACTGCGTAAAATGTCCTGAACTTCATCTTCGACCACAAGGCCGGTTGATCGGGGTGCTATCAGCAGAATTTTTGGCATAAAAAAAGACGGTTCCCCACCCACCTTGAGTGGCAACCGTCCGGCGCAGATAGTAACACATTTGTTGTAGTGCGGCAAGTATACCGTTTGTGGCCCTAAGACGCAGAAAGGGCGACCTGTTTCCAGATCGCCCTTTCTGCTCGCTCTTCTCATCAACCAAAGGAGGTAACCATGCGTTGTCGTCCGCGGGCGAGATTGTACCATGATTTT